TTGGCACAAAGGAAAAAGATTACATTCTAGGCAAGTAAGCGAAAAAGGATGGAATATACAACAAGGACAACAGCGTAAAACTGTAAAGCCTAGCGAGTGCAAGATAATAAAAACAGTCGGAAAGCACAGATACTTAATGCCACTTACCGATGAAATGAAAAATCAAGTAAAAAAGTTAGCAAAACCTTATCCTAAGCGTGTGAAGCAGGCGATGGTCGATTCCCTCGACACAGCGGAGGTGCAACACCTACCCATACGCTCCATTTTGACAAAAGTAACCGAAACTGTTTAAATATTAACGAGTTCCCCTTTATAAAAGATGCCAGTAATTCCACAAGAGGCGCATAAGCCAACCGATGAATCCCGCAGAATGGTCGAAAGCACCAGCGGGTTAGGCTTGCCGCACGAGCAAATAGCCATTCTTGTGGGCATAGATGACAAAACCCTGCGGAAGTATTACCGCACCGAATTGGACACAGGCAAAGCCAAAGCCAACGGGCAGATAGCCAAGACGCTGTTTTCTAAAGCGGTGGCAGGCGATACAACCAGCCTGATATGGTGGACAAAAAGCCAAATGCGCTGGTCTGAGACTGTTAAACAAGAATTTACGGGCGCAGATGGTGAGCCGCTTACGGGCATCAATGTGACCTTTGTAAAGCCTAATGAGTGAAGCCAACGCACAGTTCCCTGTCAAGATGGCAAGCCTATTTGATAAGGCGCGTTATAAAATCTACTTTGGCGGCCGCGGTGCAGGCAAGTCACATTCAGCCGCAAAAGCCCTGTTAATCCTTGGGGCAAAGAATTCCATTAGGGTGCTATGCGCTAGGGAATATCAAACCTCAATCAAAGATTCTGTCCATAAACTGCTTTGCGACCAAATTGTTTTGATGGGCATGGAAGGCTTTTACGAAATAACCCAAAACAGCATTAGGGGCAGAAATGGCTCTGAATTTGCTTTTGTTGGCCTAAAGAACAATGTGGCAAATGTAAAGTCATACGAAGGCATAGACATTTGCTGGGTGGAAGAAGCCCAGACAGTTTCGCGTATGTCGTGGAATACCCTAATTCCAACAATCCGAAAAGAATCTTCTGAGATATGGGTAACTTTTAATCCAGAATTAGAGACAGACGAAACTTACCAACGCTTTGTTGTTAAACCACCAGATGGTGCAGTAGTCCAAAAGATTAACTGGAATGACAACCCGTGGTTTCCCGAAACTTTGGCATTAGAAAAAGACGCGCTAAAGAGCCGCGACCCTTCAGCCTATCAAACAGTTTGGGAAGGTTTGTGCAGGCAAACAGTTGATGGTGCTATCTTTGCAAACGAAATGCAGTTAGCAGAGTTAGACGAGCGCATAACAAAGGTCAACTACGACCCTACAAAGCCCGTACACGCCATCTTTGACCTTGGGTGGGCAGATAGCACAGCAATATGGTTCTTGCAGTTCATAGGCATGGAAACGCGCCTAATCCGCTATCACGAAGATAACCAAAAGACCATCAGCCACTATTTAGCCCTGATGCAAACTTATGGCTATATGTACGACACGCTATGGCTACCGCATGACGCACAGAACAAAACCCTAGCCAGCAACGGCAAATCCATTGAAGAAATTGTTAGAAATGCAGGGCATAAAACGCGCATTATTGAGCGAACACCGATAGTCGATAGCATCAACGCGGCTAGAACAATCTTTAGAAACTGTTGGTTTGATAGAGAAAATTGCTACGATGGTCTACAATGTCTCAGACATTACCGCTACGAGGTAGACCCAGAAACGGGTCAATTTAGCCGTAATCCTTTGCACGACCAGTATTCACATGGGGCAGATGCCTTTCGATACATCGGGCTAATGATTAACGAGCCAAAGCCAAGGCGTAAGGTGCAGAATCAATATTATGGTCAGCCTAACAGTTGGATGGGATAGATATGGCAGATGACTTTGACCCAGTAATTACCGAGGCAGTTCAATTCCTCAAATTCTGCAATGACGCAGACACAATGAACCGCCAAGAGGCGTTAGAAGATTTAAAGTTTGTATCTGGTGACCAATGGCCTGTGGAGTTACAAAATAGCCGTAACCTCGAATCACGCCCAGTTCTGACAATCAACAAGTTAGACGGGTATTGCCGACAAGTAGCCAATCAGCAACGCCAGCAACGCCCACGCATCAAAGTTCACGCAACTAATACGCATGAACAGATGGTGGAAGCGCAAGACATACAAGGCATCATTCGCCACATTGAAGTCAACAGCAACGCAGACCACGCCTATGACAACGCCTTTGACTATGCGGTGCGTATGGGTTGGGGCTTTATGCGTATTCGCACAGACTATGTAAGCGAAGATTCTTTCGACCAAGAAATTTACATCGACCCTGTGGACAACCCGTTCACAGTTTATTTTGACCCTAACTCCATTGCGCCAGATGGTTCAGATGCTGAAAAGTGCCTGATTACCACCATGATGTCAAAAGAAGTGTTTAGGTCGCTATACCCAGACCATGACGATGGCACTTCATTTACACAGCGCGGTACGGGTGACAGCCAATCAGAATGGATTACAAAAGAGGATATTCGCCTTGCTGAGTATTACTACACAGTACGCGAGAAAGCCAAACTGTACTTATTGAGCGATGGTTCTTCTACTTTTGCAGATGACAAAGACTTCTTTAATCGCTTGCAAATGGCTGGCATTACAGTCATTGACACACGCGAATCTGTTAAAAAGACCATTAAGTACAAGAAACTAACCGCCATTGAAGTCATTGAAGAACGGGATTGGGCAAGCAAATACATTCCCATAATCCCAGTTTATGGCCGCCATGTGGTGATTGGTGATAAGCGTAAGAAGTTTGGCATGGTGCGTTACGCAAAAGACAGCCAGCGTATGTACAACTTCTGGCAAACCAGCCTGACCGAAAGCATAGCCCTTGCGCCTAAAGCCAAGTGGGTTATGGCTGAAGGACAAGACGAAGGACATGAAAACGACTGGGCGCAAGCAAACATCAAGTCTTTCCCGTTGCTACGCTACAAACAAACGGATATTGAAGGCAGAACAGCACCTCCACCAGTTCGCTTACAGCCAGAGCCACCGCCTGCTGGCGTGATGACTGCCGCCATGAGCGTCAATGATGACATTAAGACAATTATGGGCATCTTTGACCCTGCTCAATTAGGGCAAGGCAATATCTCAGGCAAAGCGTTAAATGGTCAGCAACAGCAAGTCGACCTAACAAACTACGATTACTACGACAATTTAACCCGTTCAATCGCCCATGTGGGCAAGGTCATTCTTGATTTAATACCCAAGATTTACGACACACAGCGCATATTGCGAATCATTGGCGAAGATGGCAAGCCCGATATGTTGCCGCTAAACCAGCGCGATGCTATTGGCAATATCTTGAACGACACACAAATAGGTCAATACGATGTGGTTATGGAGACAGGACCAGGCTATAACAGTAAGCGTCAAGAGGCAGTAGACGCAATGATGCCTTTGCTTGCGAAGCCAGAATTGTTCAATATTGCTGGCGATTTGGTGTTTAGGAACATGGATTTTCCTGGTGCTGATGTAATCGCAGACCGCCTTGCCGCGTCTAATCCCCTTGCCCAGATTGATGAAAAGTCAGATGTTCCACCGCAAGTACAAATGCAGTTGGCGCAGGCTAAACAGCAAGTCATGCAGATGCAACAACAAATGCAAGCAATGCAAGTAATGATGCAACAACGCGGTGATATTGAGCAAGTCAAGCAAGACGCAGAAACTAAGCGCGTATTGATGAAAGAAACCAACCGCGCACATGAAATTGAACTTACAGACCAGTTACGCCATTCAGATATGCAAATGAAGGTGGATGCACAAGCACAAGACACGATGCTGAAAACACAGACGCAACTTGAAATTGAGAAATATAAGGCGCAAGTGGCAATATTGCTTGCAAAGATGGACAAAGCCGCCCTTCATGTTTCAAGTGCAGAAGCAATAGAAAGGGCTATTTGATGCCAACAGTAACAAGCACCACTAAAGCAGACCATGACCGCAAATTCATGGAAAAAAAGGGTATTTTAAAAAAAGACAAAAAAATGTCTTACCCAATAGCACCAAAAGATAAGTGGTATGGCGAAGGAACATACGAAAAACAGGGAGGTGTAATGCGTAAAGTAACACCAGACGAATACATTAAAAAGGTTCGCCCTTTGTCTATTGATGACGAAAGCCGTGAAAATATTGATTTATTAAAAGAACATATTAAAAGTGGAAAAAGCCTTGACCCTTTGTTAATTAGAGAAAATGGCAAAGAAGATGGCAGACACAGGGCGTATGCCGCCAAGGAATTGGGAATAAGCCATGTGCCTGTAATTGACTATGGCAAACACTTTGAAAAACACCAAAATTGGTGAAATAAAGAATTTGTGGTAAATTTGCCACCAAACCTTACCAGTTAGGTTAACTGGGTAAATCCGTAGGGACAACGATATGTCTGACAAAGAGGCTGGTCAAGTATTGACTAGCGAAAATTCGCAAGAGTTTTATGCAAATAGATTAGGTTTAGCCGACCAACCCGAAGTTGAGGCTGTGCAAGCAGAGCCAACCGAAGTGGTGGAGGAACGGAGTGAACCTGAGATAGAAAAAGAGCAAGAGGAAAAGCCTAAAGCGAATCCGAAACTCGAAAGACGATTTTCTGAGATAACCAAGCAACGCGAAGAAGCGCGAAAAGAAGCGCAACAAGAGCGACAAGCGAGGGAAGCCTTAGAAGCCCGTTTAGCGGTTCTTGAAAGACAGCCAGCGCCACAAGCGCCTAAAGTTGATGAAGAACCACAACCCAGTCAGTTCAACGATGCGTTTGAATATGCGAAGG